GCATTTAATGCCTTCTGTAATTTACGCCCGACCTTCTCGGCATTGAATTCTTTCTTACCGCTTCGGTAAGTCTGGTATGCATTTGCCTCTAAGGTCTCTTGTGTGTCTTCGGCTTTGAGACTTGGGCTCACTAGTAAAAATAAAACGATTAAATACTTCATTGCTTTGCCGCCTTTTCATCTATGATCTCTTTTAACTTCATCGCGCAAGCTAAAGCCTGATCATGGAATTGTTTTGGTGCGTTCACAGAACACACTGCCTTGTATAAAAAATCAAGCGCCTGCTCGGGTGTAATTTTTGTTTCCATTAGTAATTTCCTCTTAAATTTCCTGCGAGCGTTTGGATGGCTTTGATTAATAAAAATTTCTCATAGGAGCTTAGGGTTGAAACCCTACCAGAGAAAAGCTGCATTATTCTTCTCGCCTCTTGAATGCTCATAAAACTCCTAAGTTAAAAGCCCATATGCCCGTAGAGCGTCGTACATTTCTTGAATCATTGTCTGCTCTGTAGCCGTGTAAGTGCCGCCTGCGGTTTGGGGTCCGCTTGAAGCTTGTTGCGCTACCGTTGGTGTATTGAAAAACCCAATCTCGCCGTCAAAAAGTGAATCACCCTCGACATGTAACTTGAGCCCTGCGGACGCTTTATCAGTAGAGCCTGCGGTGCCGCCAAGTTTAAGAGACCCCTTCATCCAGTTGAAACAATCTGGGGAAAAATATGCTCCCCAAGTTTCGGTGCCTGGGTCACCAAATGGGAGCCCAAACGCATATGCCTGTAGTTTATTAATAGTAGTGACTCCGTTTGGAATCGCTACCGATTTACATAACTCTAAAAGGTCACAAGTACCGCCCGTTGCGGCACCGTCTAAGCTAACCGCAAAAGTCGCACCCGCGACGTGATCGATTGTAGAGCCCGTGCCCATATTGAGAACCGCTGGAAGCCCAAGTGCCGAAACCCCAATAAACGAAGTCGTAGTGACTGAGTTATCACCAAGTGTGATTAGAGCAGCGGTATTAATTCCGAGAAAATCAGCATTCGCAGTCGTAGCATTTGCCGCCGTAGTTGGTGCGCAAATTAAAGAATGGGCCGAGCCCGGGATGCCGCCGCCGTCAACTAGTGTAATGGTCCTAAATGCGTTGAGCGCGCCAATGGAAAGCGCACCTGAAAAACTAAGGCCGCCATTAATGTCTACGTCGCCGTCAAAGTAGGCCGATTTCTTAACACCTGGGTCTATGCCACCCGCTAGATTTGTCGCCGCCACGTCGGTCTGCGTGTTACTTCCAACGCCCGTTATAGTGACCGTTAAATTTCCAGCGACGTTGAAATTTGCAAGTAGCGCGGTTCTGATTTGAGTCGCAGTGGAAACGCCTGATTCCATATGGACGGTTACAGCAAGCCCACCAACGTTAACTGTTTCAGCCCCCGCAGTGCCGTCGTCGATGTACTCAATCGTCAAACCGTTTAAGTAGCTTCCGGCTTGAATGGCTTCAAAAAATAAATCCTGAATAGTGACACTGGCCTTAACGCCCGCGTACATGGTGACGTTGCTCATATTTATATTGAGCCCGTAAGCCGTGCCGTTTACCAACGCCGCATTTGGTGAAATATTTAATCCCGTTAAATATTGAGCCGAATCTATATTCGGTTGAATGCTTACGCCATAATAACCATCACCGATGTCACCATAGTTTGAGAAATCAGAAAACGCGTTTACACTTTGAGTTACATCAGCGGTGCCATTAAAAGCCACGCCTATACCGTTTACATACCTAGCCGACTCAAATTGAAATCCTACATTTAGACCCAATAGGCCTTCGCCAATACTACCGACTTGACCGTAGCAGTTAAATGCCCTGAAATACGTGGTAACTTCGCAATTTGTTGTGGAAAAATTTGCACCGACTTCGATGCCAGAATAGTCATTGACTCTCGTGTTAGCCGACGCCTGGACGTTAGCAGAAAAACTTCGAATGCTGTATGTGTCGATTTGATCGGTGCCGTTTCCTAAACTGATGTTTGCAACGTGGCTATTGATTCGACCGGCGTCTGATTTATTCGTTGAGCTTATGTAAGAATTTATAGAGGTAAAATACCCGTTTTGATTTACGCCGCCCGCGAGGTATGTTTGAGCCGCAGTCGTTTGAGCATTCGTTCCAACTCCGCTCACGGTTATAGTAACATTTCCTAAAAATCCATTGAAGGCTTCGAGCGCAGTTTTAATCTGATTCGCAGTTGAAACACCACTTTCGATTTGGACGCTGTACTCATATGAAGGCGACTCGGTAACTACTTCACTCCCAGCAGTACCGCCCGAAGTGTACTCGATAGAAATTGCATCCCCATCGGTGCCGTATCTTTTAGCTGTAAAAGTTAAATCCTGAACCACTAAAGTCGATTTAATATCGATCGGGTCACCGACTTGATTTCCGGAATCATCGCTCCCAAATGCACCAGAAACGGTAAGCTGATTCCAACTATCTTGAGCATCGGCCACTGTAGGATTAAAATTCGAGTACATGTTATGTAAATTATTACTAGTAAGCGCGTTTGTTGGAATTACGCCGTGGCTAAAATTGAGCCCCTTTGTGGTGTCATCAAAAGCAATTTGAGATACATCAGTGGGCGCACCGCCTGAATCAAATAAGGAAAAACGATTTGCGTTTCCTGTAGGTGGGTAGTTACTTGCCGTTATAGTGCCCACCACAGTTAAGTTGTGGGATGGGTCCAGGCTCATTCCTAAGACGCCGTCATTTGCCCAATCGATTGAACCGCTTCCAGCAGAAAACATTCCAGTATCTGCATCGGCACTAAACGAATAAGGGGGCGCACTTGCCGTACCGATTGCGGGTTGAAGTGGAAACGAAACGCCACCCGCTGCATCTAAAGTGGTGCCTGTTAGTGTCAAGCCGGTGCCCAAAGTAATTTCTTCAATCGCGCCCACGCCCGCGGTGCCGCGTCCGAGTAGTTTATTAGTCGACATGGAGTCGTCTTTTTTGAGACCAATCGCAATGCCTTGAGCGGTCGAAACGGGTTTATTTACGTCAGAGGTATTGTCTACGTTGCCTAATCCTACTTGAGTTTTAGTAACTGCATGAGGGTTAGCTGTATCGGCGATGTGAGTAGCAAGGTCGCCCGCGACCGCTGCGGCGTCGGATTGCTCCCAATCTGCTGAGCTTGACGTCCCCACGCTTACATATGAGACTTTATTTGTGGTGTCTATATAGTGATGCCCGATTCCGGTAGGTGTTGTAGCCGGTGGGGCAGTGCCCGTGAAAATATGCTGGGACATTTTCTAAACTCCTATTAAAACATTCCCTAGGCTATCGATTAAGACTTCCAAGTCACCGTCTACATAGCCGGTTAAAATTGTATCCGGGTCAAAAGTTGTCCCGCCGCCTGAGCCAACTAGATCAAAGGTGCCAGTAAATGGATTAAACTTAAAAGCCATTAAGCAGTGCGCTCCACATAATCAATAAATTCTTTACTACTAGTAGTGTACACCACTGTCAGAACAAATAAAGTCGCGGCGTTTAATTTGTAAGTGTAAACTTCAGTAACCGAATTCGGGTAAGACGCTTGAATTTTTCTACCAATTTCACCCGATACCCAGCCGCCGTCAGGAATAATTCTGACCGCGGTGTTACCCTCGGCGTCTAGGCCAAATTTATCTTTTTCAAGATTATTTATATTTGGGCTTAATGGCATAAAAATAGGGCCGAGGCGTCATGCCCCGACCCTTAGTCAACGGAAAATTAGAACTTTTCTACTTCGAGATAAATCTCGATTTTTCCAGCAGTCAAAGCAGCTACCGCGATGTCCATGAGAGCATAGTCATCAGCAGCGAGCTTGATTCCGCCGATTCCTGTAGCAGCTACGCCCGAAATTACAGCGCCCGCTGTAAGGGAAGCAACTGCGGTTGCAGCGACAAGCGATGCAACGGAGCCGGTTTGTCCAACGGATACAGTAGCAGACCCACCACTTGTACAAGTGGTGATGACTTTCATGTATGCCTTATGGACAACCATAGCTTGCTTTGCCTTAAAACCATTGTAAGCAGCTACAGCGCCGGTGTCGTTTGCGAAGTCGTATTCGAATTTGATGACTTCATGACCTTCGTCGTGCAGATACATGTCGCCTTGATATTTTACTAAGTTAGCCATTTGATTTTTCTCCCTTAATTACTTTTTTAATTTTTGCAGTCGTTTGAATCCAAGCGAAATGCCTGGACCCGACTGCGTACATTGCTACAATTTTAGTGGGTAGAGTAATGGACTTAATTTGATTTAACAACTCTTGCGCACTTTGGCCTTCTAAGAATTCCAAGGTGTTTCCTAAGTCGTTTAAGTTATCAAATGCCATTACTCTTATCCTCTAAAATTAAGCGCCGATTCCAGATGCAGCAGCAGTCGCCCAGATATGCTTCTTAGCTCCATCGATACCCAAAGCTGCTCCAAAAATCACGTCTACAGAAATCAAGTAACTGAATTTCTTGTTAGCGTGCTGATCGGAGATCTTGAATGTCGGTTGAGCTTGCATGACAAGGTTCATGAAGTCTGGATGGAAAAACAATCCTTTGTCAGTCCCGCGAGAATTGTCTTCCAAAATGCTGAACCCGAAACGCTTGTTGACGATTTGACCGCCAACGAGTGGAGCCTCAGAACCGATGAAATCGCTTGAGGTCATGGTGCTCGCATTTAAAACGTCACTGTAAAAACTTGGGTCCAGTAACGAGTAGAACGGTTTGTCTTTATTCCATTTAGCTTGAGCAGCGAGCAATCGGATTGCAGACAATTGAGCCGCGTTCATGTCAGTGACAGAATTGAGCAAATGATCTGGAGATGAAGTGCTCGGAGAGATCAAAGAATAAAGATAGTCGTTGATCTTTGCTTCAACAGCAAATTTCAAAGAGTCGCGAATTTCAGACTGTTGAGCTCCAATTTGCGATTGGAGATCAGCAAGGTCTTCGATTTCGAAAGCAGCAACTGCGCGCTTGTTAGCAGTGACCGAAACGCGGGTCATGCTAAGAGCTTCGGAGTTGAAAGAATCTGCATCGGTACCCACGGTGCGAAGCTCGCCTTGTGGTGCATTGATTTGGGATACATAAACTGTATCGCCCAATTTTTTGATTTCTCCGCTGTATTCTTTATTTACCAATGCACCCAAGAGAAGGGATTCGCGAAGTTCTTTCATGAACATCGGAGCCCAAAATTTTTGAACCTGATCGGCTACTGCGCCAACTGTAGTTAGTGACATTTAATTTCCCCTTTTTTGTTAAGTTTTAATCACGTCTTTCAAACGTGCCCGCATATCTTTTGCGGGAAGTTTTAGCCATTCCTCATAGGAAAGGCCCACGGAGCCATTCCCTTTAGGGGCGTCGTTCGGCATTTTATTGCTTCCCGCTTGCTTAATCACTAAACCGTATTTCGTTTTGAATTCTAGGGCGGCCTTCTTTACGCTTACGTCTTCGGGAAGTCCGGTCTCAGGATTCAAAACAACTTGATTCAGATCAATAAGTCCCCAATACTGTTGATCAACTTGACCGTCTAACGCGTCTAAAAACGCCTGTAATTTTGCACCATTTTCGAGGGTAGACTTCGATTGAGCTAACTCGGAGCGGGTTTTTTCAAGCTCTTCGTCACGCAAAGCTAAAAGTTTTTTGTAGTCTTCTTTTTGCTTTAATTCCTGCTCTTCGCGGTCTTTTTCGCGCTTCTTAAACTCAGAGAGTTCTTGATCGCGCTTTTTCTTTTCCCCTAATAGCTTTTGGTATGTCTCATAAGAGACTTTGTCCTCAGCTTTTGGTGCAATATCATTTGGGTCTAAAGGTGCGTCTTGCGTGCCACTGGCAGCAGGATTGCTTCCACTGGAAGCCTGGTCTTTGGTTGACATTTACTATTCTCCTATATTTGAAAAATTAATCAAGTGATGAAATTATCTTGCGTAAAACCGATTCAAAAAGCAAGGCGATCTGTTTCAATTCGGTGTTAGATAAATTAAAAAACGGACGCTTTTCCGAAACAAATGCAGCGACTTCGGCATTTGTTAGGTCGGTATCGGTTCGATTGCCTTTAATTTCTAAGCTAACGCGTCCCGTTGAAACACTTTCAATCCCAATGTTATCAAGCATTTGTCCGGTCTTAGTAAGGTTAGATTTGGTGGGTCTAGTCGCGCTTGAAAGTATCGGGGGGGATTTTGGTTTATATGCCCTAAGCTCGCCGTCATTAGTTGTAAAAAAAGCAACCTCGCCTTTTCTTTGGGCAACGTAAGAAGGCGCAAGCGGCGCAAGCGGCTCTCTTGGTTGCCCTTCTTTCGGGACACCATAACCCAAGCGTGTACGGTTTTTTACTAACTCCGCGGCCTTAGTCCCGTACTTCGCCATATAAAGCGGGCTCACGGCTAACTTGATTCTGGAATCCAGTGAGACTTTTAATGCATCAAAAGTTTTATGTTTTGCCATTACTCATCCTCAAGTAAATCCTCGTTTAGAATTCCGGCCTCTTCCATATTTTTTAGATTGTCTTTGGTGTTTTTATTTCTAACTTTGTCTTTGGATAGCGGAAAGTTTTTTTCTACAATAGATTTCAAAACGTCGGGGCGAATGCCTAGAAAATTTCTAGCCTTCTCTTTACTTCCCCTAGATTGCCCGTAAGTGCCTCGAATATTCCCCTCGGCTCGCCCGGCCTCTGGGTCATCCTCATTGTAGCCGATTGTTATCTTACTCCCATTAATCGCAAGAACGTCCATCGCAGCGAGCATGTCACCACTTAATGTCAAGTTGACCTTTTTACCGCCCTTTGCGTTCTTGAAATCCAAGCTATTTGTGTACTCTTTAGAGTACTCTGGGAATTTTATCCCGTCTTTGTCTTTGCTCTCTTTAGTCGTGCGCTCGCGAATATAAATCAACACTTCATTCGCTATGGCAACCAACTCTTCCCGCGAGTACTGAGACCCGTTAGGAATTTGAATCGTCTTTTGAATATATTTCTTGTCCGCCATTTAATTCCTTTGGTGGCATTGCATCGGGCCCGTCGACTTCAATTGTCACTTGTCTCTCTACCTTGACACCCTCTAAAATTGCGTCGATTTGCTCTTCGGTGAAGTCTGGATAAATGTTTTGAAGAGCTAACTCTTTAGTAATGAGCCCGTCACGCTTAAGCGCGATCATGTCGGCAATGACTTTAGACTGATCGATCATTGGTTTTTGAGCAGGGAAATTTACTTTTACTTGAGCCCCCGGGGAAAAATTCCCTACCATTTTGTAATTTTTATCAGTCATCCAAACTGGATGCATGTAATTAATGATTAAATCCCATAGCTTTTCTTCGGCGTTTACAAAATACGGGATTTGCTTTTGTCGGTCTTCGCTTGTGTCGGCTTCATCGATTAATTTACTGACGCCCGATGCAGTTTCATTTGGAGCCATCTGCCCGATTGCGCCTGGTTTAATGCTTCGGGTAGTGAACCACAAAGAGATCTGATCTTTAATAAAACCGCCGACCTCAGTGATGTCAACAGTTGGTTTAAGTGACCCAATTTGTGGTGCCTTATCACTAGTTGTGTCGGATTTAATATTCCATAAAGCATTCGGAGCTTGCACTAAATTCTCTGTATTTGCGTCGATTGTATAAATCACGCTAAATGACTGATACATGACCGCATAGTTTAGATCACTGAGTAGAGTTGGAATGAGCTTACTCATGCGAAGCGTGTCAGTATCGGGAAGCGGGACAAGTTGGTGACGTGATCGGTTCACATAAACGCATGGGATTTTCCCGTAGACGTTAACGCCTTCGGGATTTCCCATTTCGATCATGCGTTGAGTTTGAATCTCGCCGAATTCGTCTACCACTAAAAACTCTTGATCAGTGTAAACATAGAAAATACTTTTGTCTTTGAAAACGCCCATGTACTTCATGACGTGCGTAGGGCGCTGAGGGTCGATCATGTCGTCAGAAAATACAATGAAGCGATCGGATGGAATCGTCCTAAGTTTTGGCATCCCATCGGAATCTAAATATGGTTCGATTAAGCAGGTCTTAAATAGATTAAAAAACTCATTTGCAAGCGACATATTGACGTCAATGTCAAACGCCTCTTCGAATTCATGGAGAAGCTCAATATCACTTTGAATTTCACCGATGTCTCTCTGAGGCGATACTGCATAGATCTTTGAGAGTTTATCGATCATCTTTTTTAGAATATTTATTGGAGCAACTCTATGCATTGCCTGCTCATAGGCTTTAGGTGACAATTGCTTTTTCAAGTCCTCTAAAACGTAAGTGAGTAAGTCGCCTTCAAAGATATTAAATAGGGTATGGTTATGCGCTAAAAGTTCTCGTTGGTTTTTCGCATAGTCCATTAAAAAAGGAATTTGTTCTTTTAGTGCCATTTACAATTGCCTCATTTCGGATGCCTTTTGATGTATGATCGGGAACTCAAGGTCGATCATGTCTTTATAGCCATCGAGCCAATGACTTCGATTCCCGTCTGATTTATCGATCTCGCTTCCATTTGATTTTAATACACATTGCTCTAGATCTGCTATTAGATTTTTAGCGCTTGGGTCAATTATAATTCTATCCTTACTCATTTGAGCATTTGTCGCAAGTAGACATTCTCTTACGCTCTTGATCGACCTCTTAAACCGGATGTCAGTAAAGCCCGCTTGCATGAGGATTTGTATATCCGTCATTTTTGATTTAGTACTTCTCGCGGCACCCGCTGGGTCAGGGAAAATGGTGACCTTGGTGCCAAATTTTTCTTTGATGTAATTTGCGAGCTCCTCGGTGTTAGATGATCTCAGTTTTATGTCACCAAATGCGCCAAGGGTGTAAGGGCTATCGATCGGATAGCGATGCCAAAAAGTCGCCGCCATTGCGTCGACGTTAAAGTCCATGGAAATCCAAACGGCTAAGGAAGGGTCAAACTTAACGGGCTTGACGTGCTTAAATCGATCAAAGCTCCATGCGGCCCGACGTCCTGTAAGGTTTACAAATTTTCCTTCGACGAATTGTTGTCGCATTAAATCGTCATATGATTCTTCAAGACCTTTTACATAGTCTTCGGCAATGTGGATATTATCTTTAGAGTTACCAAAAAAAATGTCAGTGTCATCGCGCGGGTTTTCTATAAAATACTCATAGCACCAATTGAACCCTTCGGGCGTACCTGACATTGCAAGTTGTCTTAGCTTTGCATCTTTGACTCGAATACGGGCTAAGAACGCATCGAATGCGGCTTTACTGCAAAGGCCGACCTCATTCACCAAGCCGAATCCTAAGTTAGGCCCGCGGATGGATTGACCTTCATCCTCGGAATGAAAAACATATATAGTTGAATTCGTTTGTGGGAAAGTAAAATAAAAATCTGATTTATTAAATTGGTGCAGTATAAGATTATCAGCGCATATTTCTCTAATAGTCGGAAGCACGTCACGCTTGAACATTTTTAATGTCGGGCAAAGTATTCCACCTTCAACGCCTCTATTCTTGTCCATGAGATCAAACATTTTCATACATAAAGAATAGGTTTTACCGTAACCGTAGCCCGCAGACAAATATGCTTTTGGTTTTTCTGAATGGTGAAACGCTCGCTGAATATTTAATGGCTTGTATTTTATCAATGCCATAAATTATTTAGGCTCTATGAATTTGAAACCTTCCATAGAGATTTTTGTGTCTGACTCTTGTTTTGTTTCAAATTTGTCGACCCATCCACAAAGGTTTTTTAAGCAGAAAATCAGCATACAATTGTCACCGCCTTCGGCTTTTTGAATCGCTTTTCTGATTAAACTAAAGCGAGTATGCACCATGTTTTGATCTCTAAAATCCGCGAAACTACAGCCAAATTCTGCTTTTATTCTTCTTTCGATCACGTCTTCTGAGCATTCAAAAAAAGCCGCAGTATCTTTTTGCGTGGGCTTTAGTCGCATCAAAGCCTTAAGTTGTTCTAGATTAATTTCCTTTTTTGGCCTTCCCATTTTCTTAGCCATTTATCACCTTTGTTTTAATTGTTTCCGCAATAGCCTTCATCATGTTTGGCATGACAGCATTACCAAGCCTCGCCCAACTGTCAGAAAATTTATCACCTAAAACCCAATTTTCTGGAAAACTGCATATAGCTTTTATTTCATTTATGCTTATGTGCCTATTTTCTAACGGATGTAAAACCCCGCCGACTGGAATCATTTTCGTAACTGTCGGAGCTGGTTTATTTAGTGGGTATCTGGACGCATTAAAAAAAGAACCATTTGGATGATATTTGCTCGCATTTTCACCTGGTTTAATTTTATTCATTATAGATAAAATAAAACCATTGGTGACTTTAGGATAGAATCCTACATCTTTTACATTTTTCAATGCGGTTTTTACGTCGATCAATGTTTTGCATGGCATTGGAAATTCGGGCATTTTATTGAGATCTTTTCTAACGCCAATGAAAATAAGGCGCTCTCGTGATTGTGGGACATTGTAGTATTTTGCATTCATGAGTTTGCATTTTACATTGTAATTGCCCGACTTTAATACGCTCATGATTTCTAAAAATTTCCCACGCATTGAGCCTTTGATCATGCCAGAAACATTTTCCATTACGAAAACCTTAGGCTGTAATTCCGTTACCAATCGGTAATAATGCGAAAATAAATCATTTCTAGGGTCATTCACCACGCGTTTTCCAGCCGTCGAAAACCCCTGACATGGTGGCGAACCGTCAAAAACATCAAGTTCACCTGGTTTTATCTTACAGAAATCCATTATTTGATTCCCTGTAACTTCTGTAACTGACTTGTGCCATATTGGAACGCTTGGAAAATTTGCCTTAAAACACTCTACTGCGTGCGATTCAAAATCAATAGCAAGAAGTTCCTTAAACCCAGCTAAATGGTAGCCCAATGAGCTTCCGCCAGTTCCGCAAAATGTGGAAATTACTGTAGGCTTACCATTTATATCCACAAGAAGGACACTCCTTGTCTGTTGGCAAATTTTCGTCGATCTCTTTTTCTTTTATTTCTACTTCTTTAATTTCTATTTCGTTTGTATCGAAATCTTTTATCCCCAATAATTTTATATCAAAGTCAGAACCCAACTCTAATGCATCTAACTTTATGGAGCCCAAATCCAGCTCGCTCCATGCAGAAATTGCGTTGTCCGATACAGAAAATGTATATTCTGCGTCTTCATTTTCAAAATCCTGATAAGAGACTGGGACCTCTTTTAGCCCCATTTTAATCGCAGCCATTAATCGCCCGTTTCCAGCAACAACTTGCCCGCTTAATCTAGAAACAATTAAAGGGCTTCTGAAGCCGTGGTGCTCAAGCAATTCACACAGCATATCTATTTGATTTTCTGAATGCTGATTTCTATTTTTTGAATATGGTTTTAGAATTTTAGGTTCAACTAACTCAACAAAATTACATTTTATTTCCATGATGTGGATTAATCATCCTTTTTTATTTTGCCTGCAATTGTGGCAAGCGGTCTCTTTGAATTCTTTGAAGACGTTTGACAAATCCTCTAATGTTTGGCGCAATAACGCAAGCTCTTGTCTTTGATTGAATAGTGACACGGTTACCCAAAGCGTATAGGGCACCAAAAACATGTAGACTATTTGCTCTAAATTGACCTGCATTTAAGAATCCTTTCTTATTGGCGCGGGTGACTGGACTTGAACCAGCAACCACACGGCCCGAATCACCGTAGCCGAGTACTCTACCGTTGAGCTACACCCGCCCTTAAATGATAACGCTTAGCAGTCCGTTTTTGTATCTGATTTTTTTAGCTCAACGACATTTAGAGTCGATTTATTTTTTCTTAACCGTTTGATTTGTTTTATGTCGTCAAGTGCAATGCCTAAGACCTCGGAGCCTTCGGTTGCATCAAAGGCCACCAT